CAAAAAAAGATATTATTTCGTTGAAGTCAATATCCCTGATGCAGTAAAAACTGCTAATCCAGACAAAGATCCATCATCAATTATGAGAGATTTACTTCTAGCATGGAAAGATGCAACTGGAACAAAATATGCAAGAGCATTATTTGACTTCATCTATGAAGATGTTAAATCTTATGGTTGGCATCCAACAGACACTAACAAAATGGCATATTGCTTAACTTTCATTAATGCGAGACATTTTGAAAACTATCAGACATATACAGCCGATTTTAGAACATGGTTAAATGATAATCATGGTATTACTTACACTTATGAAGCTACAACTGATGTTCCTTATGATGTTGCAGATAAAGACAACTTAGGTGGCGCAGAAGTTAAATCCGCAGAGGGTAACTTCTTCACATATGCAGAAGCTAGAAAAAAAGCAGTTTTAGAAGACCTAGCAGTTGCACGTGGCTTTGAACTAGCATAATAATTAGTCTAAAATTTTAAAAACCCACTACTTGTTAGTGGGTTTTTTATTGGCTCCAATTACAAAAATGATAAATACATTATATTGGAGATAATCAATGCCAAAAAATAGCAAAGTAAGAAATGAGTTAATCAAAGAAGTTCGTCTATTATTAGGCGACGGAATGGTTGATATCGAATTGGATCCGGATCATTACGATTTAGCAGTAGATGTTGCTTTATCAAAGATACAACAAAGATCCGAAAATGCAGTTGAAGAAGATTTCTACTCAATAGAGTTAAAGAAAGATGTAGATGAATATACACTTCCAAAAGAAATTATGGAAGTTAAACAAGTCTGGCATCGTTCTTTTGGTCATGGTATTTCAGGTGGTGTTGATATGGATCCATTTGAACTAGCATATGCTAATTCATATTTCTTTTTAAATAATCACATTGGTGGTATTGCTACGTTTGATGCATTTGCACAATATCGTGAAGCATTAAACAGAGTGGCGGCAACTGATATTCAATTTATTTGGAATCCAACAACTAAAAAATTAAAACTATTACGTAGAATGAGGGCAGATGAAATGGTTCTTCTACATGTTCATTTAGAACGTTCAGAAGACGAATTAATTAAAGACCCTTATTTAAAATCTTGGATGAGAGATTACACACTTGCGTATTGCAAGAAGATGTTAGGTGAAGCAAGAAGTAAGTTTGGTTCATTACCAGGCGCCCAAGGCGGGGTTACACTAAACGGTGACGCAATGAAACAAGAGGCAGATGTCCTACTTGATAAATTAGAAACTGACTTGCAGACGTACACTGACGGATCTGCTCCTCTAGGATTTGTAATTGGATAATTCATCAGCATGTTCATTGTTATGGTCTCACGCCAGACTTAAAGTAGATGGCACTGTACTTCCTTGTTGTTTTGTAGAAGAAAACAATATACCAAATATTAACGAAGCACCTAAGTTATCAGACGGTTTGCATCATGCATTCAATTCTAAATTTTTCAATGACATAAGAGATAAGATGTTGAAAGGTGAAAAACTTTCAATGTGTGATAAATGTTGGCGTGCAGAAGACAATGGTATAGAGTCTTTTAGACAACAATTCAAACAATATGATAAGTTTATAGGAAACAAACCAGAATTAAGATATATAGAAACTGCTTTATCTACACATTGTAATTTATCATGTAGAATGTGTAACGATACTTTCAGTAGTAAATGGAAATTAATAAAAAACCCAGGAATGTCAGTTGATGTTTCTGTGGATTCATTTGACTTAAAATATTACGATACTGATTTATCTAAATTAGACTTTGTTAAGTTTGTAGGCGGCGAGCCTTTATTAGATAAGAAACATGCGGATTTTTTGACACAGATTGTAAGTAAATCAGATAATCCAGAGAATGTCAGATTGTTTTATAATACTAATGGAACTATAATACCAAAACAAGAGATATTTGAATCATGGTCAAAACTAAAAGAAGTAGAAGTTATATTCAGTATTGATGCTATTGGTGAAGCAAATGAAATACTTAGACCTCCACACAAATGGAATGCTATTGAGAACACCATAAATCATTTTATAGAGCATAAAACTGATAACGTTAAGTTGGGTATGCATACAGTAGTAAACGTCTTTAATATTCATTTAATGAAAGATGTATTAGAATATTCATTTCAAAAGTTTAATAAAATGCCTGTGTTTGATTTACTAGATTATCCAGAGCATATGTCATTAAAAAATTTAGATAAAGATACAAAAGAAAAACTAACACATTTACTGAAATCAGAGTTTGACGGACAAGAGCAATTAACATATCTATTAGATTTTATAAACCAAGAAACAAATCATTCATTTACGATAAAACAAATTATAGACAAAGAAAAAGAAAATGATATTAGAGTAAATACAATGATAGAAAAGTTAGGAGTGTTAGATTTATGGAATTCTTTTTAAAAGCACTTATATCAGGAATATTAGTAGCATCAGTTAGTATGATGGCTTTGCGTAATGCTACTATGGCGGCTCTTTTGATGGGTATACCTTTCACTGCCTTTCTTGCTATGATTTTTATGTGGTATTCAGGCATAGATGCAGAGACTTTTGCAAAATTTAGTTTTGAAACTACATATTTTGTCTTGACAAGCCTTGTATTTTTTGTTATATTTGGGTTACTAGTTACAAAGATAGGATTTTGGTGTAGTGTTATAGCCGGTTTATCTGTAACGATAATACTGTATAACATTCTTTTGAGGATTATATGAAAAAAATTATAGGTATCTGTGGGTTGATAGGTCATGGTAAAGATACAGTCGCAGGTCACTTAATTGAAAACGGGTTTCAGCGAATTAGTTTTGCAGGAGTACTAAAAGATGCATGTGCAAATATATTCGGTTGGGATAGAATTCTTCTAGAAGGCAACACATCAGAAAGCAGAGTATTCAGAGAACAAGTAGACGAATGGTGGGCAGAAAGATTAGGTATTCCTAACTTTACACCAAGATGGGCTTTACAACATGTAGGCACAGATGTATTCAGAATGAACTTTCATCCAGATATCTGGGTAGCGGCATGTGAAAGACAAGTAGAACTAACAGATAAAAATGTAGTCATTTCTGATTGCAGATTTTACAATGAATTAGATGTTATCAAACGACTAGGTGGTAAGACTACTGTAGTATGGCGTAAAGAAAAGCCAGAATGGTGGGACAGTGCTTGTAAGGCTAATCAATCAACATCAGAAAACATGATTGATCCTATGAAACGATATCCAGATGTACATAAAAGCGAGTATAGTTGGGCTGGATGGGACTTTGATGTAGAATTTGATAACTCTAAAGACTTGGAGCATCTATATAGCCAAGTTTCGGACACATTGTCTACGTAGTTAACTCTAAAAACGCCTTTTTTTCTCCATTTCCGATAAATATATGTAGCAATTTAAGAATTGCTCAATAGCAATTTAAGAAAAAGGAGAAACAGAATGCCTACATTAGTATCACCGGGCGTGTCAGTTACAGTAGTCGATGAATCGCAATATGCGGCGGCTACTCAAGGTACACTTCCACTAATCGTTGTTGCAACTGCAACAAACAAAACAGACGCATCTGGTTCAGCTATAGCTTCTGGGACACTTGAGCAAAATGCCGGTGTTGCATATCTTGTTTCTTCACAACGAGAATTAGTTGAGACTTTCGGAGAGCCTAAATTCTACGAAGTTGGCGGATCGGTTGTGCAAGGAGCAGAAACTAGTGAATATGGTCTTTTAGCGGCTTATCAATATCTTGGCGTATCAAATAACGCTTATGTATTAAGAGCACCAATTGACTTATCACAGTTAGAAGCTACTACATCTGAGCCTGCAGGTGCAATTACATCAGGTACATATTGGCACGACACATCATCTTCTGCATTTGGTATTTTTCAACATGATGGCAGTGACTGGAAATCAGTAACTCCAACAATATTGACAGATGCACCAGGTACAGGGAATGTCGAAGCCATTAACGCAGACGGATTTGCATCACCAGTGAACACATTTGGTTCAGCAGGTGACATATGCGTTGTTGCATCAACATCAAAAATTACATTTTGGGAAAAAGTTGGTGTTAACTGGGTCATCTTAGGTGACACAGGTTCATCAGATTTCCAATTTAACAAATTTGCACCAACAACACAGTCAGACGGAACATCATCATTAACTACAGGAAATGTTTATGTACGTTTAACAAAACAAGGTGGTGGATTAGACCTAGGAGTATCAGTATATGATGCAACATCAGGTTTATTTACATCAATTCAAGCACCGTGTTATGCATCAGATGATGCCGCAAGTGCAGACTTAATTGACTCAGGTGATGTTTACACAAGATACAATGCAACTAAAGGCTTTGTAGAATTACGTAGACACACAGGTAAAACTCAAACACAAATCTCATCAGGTACAATACCAAATACTGCTTCTATCACATCAGATTTTACAGTAGAAGGTGTACAGTTTCAACCAAATGCTTCAACACTTGATGCATTAATCGTTCAAATGCAGTCAAACACTGCACTAAACGCCGCAAAAGTAAAAGTTGAAAAAGTTGGAAATGCTGTAATCAGAATTACAAAAACTGATGGCATGGAACTAAACTTAGATTTCGTATCAGGATTCGGAGATATGGGATTTGCAAACTCATCTAACGTAGATAGTGTATGGGATGATTTATCATATGAAGCAAAAGATACACAACCAACAGGTGAAGTATCAGAAGGTACATTATGGTATAACACTGACCTTAAAATAGAAATTCTAAAAAATGTATTTAACGGTACACAAATGGAATGGACTAAACATGGATGGTCAGAAGATGTTAATAATGTTGCACCAGTAGAATTACAATTACGTACTGGTATGCCAACAACTCGTAAAGACGGAACATCTCCACTACAAACAGGTGATTTATGGGTCGATGGTGATGAAATGCCATACCCAGCAATCTACTCATGGTCAGGTACAGAATGGGTTAAACTAGATAACGCAGACCAATCATCAACTAACGGTGTTTTATTTGGAAACTATTCAGCTATGGCTCCGTATGATGCAGATGGAACTGCAAACTCTCGTACTGCACATGCAAATACACCAAATGCTGAACTATATCCAGAAAACATGTTAATGGTTAACATGGACTATTCTACTTACAACGTTAAAAAATATGCTAACGGTAAATGGGAATGGGCGTCAGGAGTAAATCTAGATGGCTCAGGTAAGTTCGGTAAACATGCACAACGTCACATGGTTGTTGAAGCAATGCAAGGTGCATTAACAAGTAATGATGGTATACGTTCAGAAGCAGTATACTTCAACTTAATTGCATCTCCTGGATACCCAGAACTAATGGATGAAATGATTGCTCTAAACAAAGATAAAAAAGAAATCGCTTTTGTAATTGGTGATACACCAATGGATCTTAAGTCAGATTCAACTTCTATCAAAAATTGGGCAACTAACAACATGCCAGCAGAAACATATGCAGGCGTTTATTATCCACACGGTCTATCTACAGACTTATCAGGTAATGATGTTGTTATTCCTTCATCAGCAGTAGCATTACGTACTATCGCATTTTCAGACCAAGTATCATTCCCATGGTTCGCTCCAGCAGGATTGACACGTGGTGTTGTAACTAACGCAAGTAGAGTTGGTTATGTAAATGACGAAAGCGAATTTACACAAGTACGTTTAAGCAACGGACAAAGAGATGTTTTATATACAAATCGTATGAATCCAATCGCAGACCTTCCAAATCAAGGTCTAGTAGTTTATGGTCAGAAAACAGCACAAGCATTTGCTTCTGCACTTGACCGTATCAATGTTGCAAGACTAACAAACTATATGCGTTTCAATTTGGATCAACTATCTCGTGGCTTCTTATTCGAACAAAACGATAAGATTACACGTGATAACATGCGTGATGCAGTAGAACGTTTCTGTGGTGAATTAGTTACTAACAGAGGCTTGTATGACTTCTTAGTAGTTTGTGATGAATCAAACAACACACCTGCTCGTATCGATAGAAACGAGTTATGGGTAGATGTTGCAATTCAACCAGTTAAATCTGTAGAATTCATTTACATTCCGCTACGTATCAGAAATACAGGCGAATCTCTAGCATAATAGTAGAGAAAACAACAAATTTATTAAAGCCCCTTAGAAATAAGGGGCTTTTTTATTAACTACAACTTTAATTCTTAACATTATTGATAAATACTCTTATAAACAAAGTTTCGAAACTTTTTAGGAGACAAAACAATGGCAAGAACATTAAATACTTTCGGTGTACCTACAGATTCCGGTGATAACGTAACTGGATCAGGTATTCTACAGCCAAAACTTAATTATCGTTTCCGTGTTCAAGTCGCAGGTTTCGGTGGTGTTACAGCTAACACTACAGAGTTCACAAGACAGGTAATGAATGTGACTAGACCAAAGATTACACACGAATCAATTCCAGTAGATTCATATAACTCACGTATGTACATGATGGGTAAACACACTTGGGAACCAATCACAATTACTCTACGTGACGATATTGCAAACAACTTAACTAAACTAGTTGGTAGACAAGTACAATCGCAGTTGAACCATAGAAATCAAGCAGGTCCGGCGGCAGGTACTAACTATAAGTTTTCTACATTAATTGAAATCTTAGACGGTAACTCAGGTAACCCTAATGAGCAATGGCAACTTGAAGGTTGTTTTGTTCAGAATGCAGACTACTCTCAATCTGATTACTCAGTTTCAGATCCAGTGACTATCGCACTAACACTACAGTACGATAACGCTGTATTCACTGATACTGAAATCATGCCAGATACTACATTTACTAACAACTCTAGTATTCTTGGTTAATTCGGGGTAAGCTGATATGGCTACTTCAAAACAGGCTGGTCAAAATAAACAAGGCAATATTGTCATTCAAGACAATAAAAATGCTAATAGAAGGTTTGGGTTCGGCGGAGTCGGACCCATTACCTCTGCTCCTAAAACGGGAGACATGTTTTATATCGAATTCCACGATATAAAACAAACAACGTTACCAGGAACACAATCAAGTACAACACTCCCATTCAATAGATTTGCAAAAGGTGTAAGCGGTGTATCAGTCGCTACAACTACACAACCTATCGATAGATATGGCAAACGTGTATATGTTCCAACACGTGTAGATTTTCCAGAAGTACAGTTATCAATGTATGATGTAGTTGATGGTGAAATGTTTACATTTGCTATGGGAATATATAATCAGTTTTTTAAAAACGGACAGATGGGTACTTCATCTGCTTCAATAGAAAATGCATTACGTGGACTAAATCACGGTAGAAAATTTTCTACTAAGGGAAGAGCATTTCATCAGAGTTTTGAAAAAGTAACAATATTTCATTTCTTTGGTAATGTTGATGGAAATACTGACCAACGAGATCCTCGTAATGAAAGTACAAATGTACTTAATGATAGGACTGTTCCAAGGTCAGGCGGTATACAAAAAATAGAATTAATTAACCCTTTAGTAACAAATATAACATTTAGTCCTAGTGATTACTCAGATGGAAATCTTAGAACTATCGAATTAGCACTACAACCAGAAAATGTTGTGTTTTCTACAGTATCAGATAGTGTAACATTGCCAACTTGGTTAACAGATGGTCTTCCATTAGATTTAGAAAGTGCGATAAGTGATATAGAAAGTGGTGATTATTCAACTTTTAAAACAGAATTTTTAAACGATAAATTAAATGAACTAATTCAGAAAAGTCAGTTTGATCCAGCAAATGATGAACAGGCTATTGCTAGATTCAATGACGATTCAATTCCTTCACAAACTACAACTGCACAAAATAGTCTTATTAATCAACAGAAACTAGATGAGTTAGCAAAACTTAATAAAGATTTACAATTCTCAGCAACTACAAGTCCAGATGCTGATGGACAAGCTGATATAATAAGACAACAAATTGAAGAAGCAAAATCAAGACATCAATTTGTTGAAGCAGTTCCAACTGATCCTAGATTTGATGATCCGTTTGTTCCCGAAACGAAATATCCTCAAGTGGCAGACTTTGCTAATTTAGGTAATACGTATGACGGTGGTACAGGAAGATATGGTGGTTCAAACTTAGGCGGTGCGATAAAAAATGAATTAGTAAATGCTTTCTTTAATGGTCGTAAGATAAATTGGGGTAATATAAGAAATTCAGCGGCTCAAGGTATTGTAGGTAACTCAGGAATAGGTACATTACAAAATCTTAGCAAAACATCACAGAGTAAATATGGCATAGCAGGCGATTTAATACGAGACGGTATTAAAAATGCAGGAACGGCTAGTGGAGGTCAAATACAAACAACTACAGTTCCTTCTAACATAACAGCAAATTCTACGTCTGCAACATTAAATTCTGCACAATCAAATATTAACGTATTAAAGAATCTTACAAGAGGTATTAGATAATGGCATTTGATATTGACGTACTAAAAGCTAAGTTAACTAAGAAAGGTTTTACAGAAGAAAAAGCTAATGTATTTTCCAGAGAATTAGTCAATGTTGCAAGGTCTTATGGCTTAAGTCCGTATTCTTTAGTAGACGAAATCTCACCAGATTTTAAATTAAACGATTTAGGTTCATTTGTAATCAATAGTGCTTTGCGATTTGGCTATCAAACAGGAAAAGTTACTCCTGCAAAACCAAATAAATATGTCGCAAGGGCTATTCTTAAATGAGACAAAAATATCATCAAGGAAAATATACTATAAAAAACCCACAGAAGTATTCTGGTAAGGGAGAACCAACTTTTAGAAGTAGTTGGGAGTTCACTTTTATGAATTTCTGTGATGATAACCCAAGTGTAGTTGCTTGGGCTAGTGAACCTTGTAAAATAACTTATCAAAATCCACTCAATGGTAAAGTAACAGCATATGTGCCAGACTTTGTTATTGTATATATGGATAAAGCAGGTCAAAAGAAAGCGGAACTAGTTGAAATAAAACCTGCAACACAATCTAAGCCGGATCTTGCACGAAGACGTACTGATAAAATGGCAGTTGTACAGAATTATGCAAAATGGGACGCGGCAACTAAATGGGCAAACAAGAGAGGAATGCGTTTTCGTGTACTGAATGAGGGTGATATATATCAAAATACAAAAAAGCCCAAACCAGTAAAACCAAGGAAGCGTAAATGAGTACAAAGATAGGGGTCTTTTATGAACCCGGCGCAGGCGGCGACTTTTTCATTACATTATTATCATTGGGATTAAATATTTTCGAAGAACCTGAAATATTATACTTTGATGATGGAAGAATAAAAGTAAGAGGTAAGTCAATGCTTGATGTAGTAGATGACTACGAATATACTGATGACGATTGTAGTTTAGAAGAATTGTTTTTGAAACAAAACTTTGATAGATATATTTCGAAATGTCATCCTTATCTTCCAGAACAAAAAGATGAGTTTGTAAAAAAACTTGAAACTAGATATAAAGATACATATAATATTATGTTGCATCGTGATCCCACATATACATATCTTAACTATAACCTAAAGAATTTAGACTGTATTGTAGAAGATGATAAAAACGAACATTTATACTATACAGAAGAATGGAATGAAGTATACAAAAATTTGGTAATAAATACAAATATAATAGATATGCACTTTGATGAATTGATTAAGAATCCAATTAGAACAATAACACGTGTTATTCAGTATACTAATATTGGTAAGTCAATATCAAATACTAAAGAAATAGTAAAAGTGTATAAGCATTACTGCGATAAGCAGAGGTTTTTAGAACCAATCGAAAGGTATTGGAAATGACGAAAAAATTAGAAGAAACATTTAATATATCTTCCACAGATGATGAAGAAAAAGAAGATAATACTCCTAGTATTGAAGAATCTAAAGAAATTACAGAGTTATTAAATGCAGAAATAGAAAATACTGAAAAAATCGATGCCGCATTACCTATGGTAACAGACTTAAATGAGCATGATAGAGAAATGGACGATATACATGCTAAAGCACTACAGACATTTGAAGACATGCTACAACTAGGTATGAATGTTGAAGTACATGCTGGTGCAAAGATATTAGAAACAGCAAATCAGCTACTAAAGACAGCAAAAGAGGCTAAAGATAGTAAAGTAGACAGAAAATTACGTATGATTAACCTACAACTACAGAAAGCAAAGCTGGATCATCAAAAAGACAGAGATATCAGTAAGTCAGATGATGAAATCACAGCGGAAGGTACTCTAAATATCGATAGAAATGAACTTTTGAAGCGTATTTCAGATGCACAGAAGGTAGCAGACAAGGCAACAGACAAAAAACAATAAAAAATCCATAAAAATGATAAATAAGAATATACGTTGGAGAGCAACATGAAAAGTTTTAAAGAATTTTTAACAGAATCAGAAAAAGAACATAAGTTCACAATGCGTTTTTGCTGTGAATTAAATAGTAATGACGAAGATAGACTTGAAAAGTTTTTAGGTAAATATGACCTAAGAAACATGTCTAAAACATCTACTACACCGGTATCTAAAAATCCGATGTTCTTCAAAGAAGTAGAAAATTCAGAAGTTTCAAAGATTGATGTTGTTACAGGTTATCCTGTATCAGCCGATATCTTACGTCAACAATTAGCAGACTTATTATGTATGCATTTGTCACATGTTGCAGTTCACCCAGAAGGTTGGGAACCAACAGAGGAAGAAGAAAAAGAAAACAAAGAACCTCTTTTAACTTCCGAAGAAGAATCAAAATCAGATGACGGTGAAAACTATGGTCGTACTTTTGTTGATGACTTTCTAAAGTCTCTAACTCCAAAAGAGATGGAAACAAAAGAAAATGAATTAAGTCCAAAAGAAAAAAGAGACCCAGCACCTGAACAAATGGATACAGATGAGAAATCAAGTCCTTCTGTTATCTCAGGAGATGAAAAATGAGTAAACACTACAATTTAACTGTTACTGATGATAACGGAAAATCAGTTACTACTTCAAACACAAGCACAGAACATGCAGAAGAAATTCTACGTATGATGCAACTAGCAGGTATGGAAGATTCATCATGTGGTTGTGGAGAATCAATAGAAGAAAATGAATATCAACCAACACCAGCTAACGACAAGTTAGATTTAGATGACTACTCAAAAAAATCAGGTGAAAGTATTCCAAAACAAAAGAAAAGTTTAGACAAAGCACCTTCAAGAGGCGATAACCCATTAGAATATTCTTTAGATGAAAATGAAATCTATGAATCACTAATGTCTGAAATTGAAAAAGTTGAAGAAGCTAAAGTAGGAACACCAGGCAGTTTAGATAAAGTCGAAGCACAAATTAAAAAATTAAAAGATATGGCACAGAAAGCCAAAGATGCTGGCGACCCACAAAAAGCAAACCAAATTCAGAGTAGTGATGAAATGACTGAACTACTACGTAAACAAAGAAAACTGAAAAATGAGTCAGTAGAAGAAAGTAAAGTAGAAGAAAAGAAAGCAAAGCCTGACTTTGCTGATATCGATGGTGACGGCGACAAAAAAGAAACAATGAAAAAAGCGGCCAAAGATAAAAAAGAAAAAGCAAATGAATCTGTTGAAGAAGGTATGGAAGCAGATGAAGTTAAAGCAATGTTCATGAGTTATCCAGAAGACGCTGAAAAAGTAAAAGCGACTGGTCAGCTAGATCCTGACTCACAACTTTACATGGATTTATTTGGGTACTATCAAGATGAAATGCCATACGGTACACAAAAAGCAAGAGACGGTGATCCAACAGAATGGTTAGAAATGAGATTGTCTGATTTAGGTATGATGGAATCAACTAACGAAGGTTCTGAATATTGTGACTGTGGTTGCGATTGTGGAAAACCTATATGTGATTCATGTGGAAAGCCTCATAAAGATATGAAACAAGAAAGCCCAGAATTAGCAAGACTAAGAAAACTTGCAGGCAATGAAAAAATTGATGAAATTTTACCGGCAGTAGGTGCAGTAGCAGGTGCAATAGGTAGAGCATTAGTTTCAAAAGGTGTTAAGGGCATGGCTTCTAGAGCGGCCGCTACTACAGTAGCTAACAAGGCACTTACTAAGAAAAACAACACACCACAGTAATAAGTATTTGTAATATACTTTATATAAGTGTATTATTTTTCCACCTTTGCGATAAATACATTTATACAACTAAGGGAGAGTAAACAATGGCAAACAAATATCGTGGCGTAACTTGGAATAACGCAGGCGCAGGCCCAAGAGTAAGAATTAGACGTTCAATTTGGTTAGCAGAGTTAGCCGATTTTGGGTCAATTACAGACTCCGCAGATGACTTACCAACAAGAGGTGCTCTACATAGAGGTTCACTTGGTTCTACATCAGGAACACGTGGTTATGTAAGTCTTTCAACAGTAAATGATTTAGCAGTAGTTGATACACAGGACAATGGATCAATAACTGATACGGCTACAACACCAACAGTTTGGCCAAACATCTAAAACTTAATTATCAAATTATCTAAAATTAAAAGGGAGTTTAGGCTCCCTTTTTTTGTGCATAAATAGTATTATATTAGAAGTTAATTAGGATAATACATGATATGGACAGAATGGGATAAGCTAACAGAGGTTATTGTTGGCTCCACTTATGATACTAAGTCTTTAGAACAATTCGATGATACACAATTTGTTGATAGTATGTCAAAGATACTAGAAGAAACAGAACAAGATTTTCAAAAATTATCAGATGTATTTAAATCAGCAAGTGTTAAAGTTCACAGACCAAAGAATATACCTTTGCAATCTGAAAGCACAAGACAATGGAAATCAGAATTTCCATATCCTGCAATATGTCCTCGTGACCATCATATAGTTTATGGAGATACTATTATCAATACTATAGGTGGTGATTGTAATAGATATACTGAAAGTGATTACTTCTTAGATATAATGTTAGAAAAACATAAAGAAGGAAGAAACTATATTGCAATGCCTAGACCTTTATTGCAATCTCAGTATCAACACTATGAAACAATGGAACCTCAGATAATGTATCATGCCGCAAATATTATAAAGTGCGGTGATACTTTAATTCATTCAAGACCTTATCATGATCCAGCTGGACGTGATTTTGGGGCAAGAGGAACAAGAACAGGGTTAGATTGGGTAAAAAGAAATATAGGTTGTGAAACAAAATGGATAGAAATACCTGAATGCGGTCATGCTGATGGTATGTTAGCAATTATCAAACCAGGATTATTAATGACATGGAAAGAAGAATATATTCCCGAAGAACTAAAACATTGGGATAAGATTATTCTAACACCATGGGATTTGCCTGAGTGGTTTCATGAAATAAGAATTCAACATTTCTATAAAGATAAAGTTGAAAAATGGTTATCTCACTGGATAGGTTATGTTGATGAAACAGTATTCGATTTGAATGTAGTTAGTATTGATGAAAATACAGTTATTACAAACGGATATGATGCAAGAATTGAAAAAGAATTGAAACAATATGGTGTCGAAATGGTACCGTTTGATTTCAGACATAAATATTTCTGGGATAGTGGATTACATTGCGTAACACTTGACTTAAGTAGAAATGGAGAAAGAGAAAGCTATGTATAATGTTGTAATGAGAACACCTGA